ATACTTACATTAGATTACTTATTGAACGTTTTATTAATATTTCATCAAAAATTAAAAAAGAAATTATACCAAAAAAGATTGATGAAGATAGTAATGAATATATAGCAGATAGTAATGTTGTATTAGGTTTTATTATGGATAATTACATTATTACTAATAATGAAAAAGATAGAATTTCTTCTAGTGAATTATTTAATGATTTCAAATCAAGAAATTATGGAACTAAAATGACAGCTTCTAAGTTTAAAGAAGATGTTATTAATATTGGTGGTATTACTTGTAAAAAAATCAGTTTGATCTATTTTTGTGGATTAAGACCAAGAGATAATACCGATGATTAAATTGATTAATAATTATTTATTTTTGTTAAACTATGTTATATCATTTAACGGCGTTTAAGTTGTTTTTGAGGAAGTTTTGAGATATTATAATTGGCATTAATTAGCTCGTGGTATAACTCAGCCTTTTTAAGTTTATTTAAAGGCTTCTTATATAAAGTCGATGAATACATCTCGTTCTTCCAAGCATCTCTTAATGTCTTAAGGAGATAAGGTTTAGATAATTCAATTAAATCATCCATTGTTAAATTAGACCTTGATGATTTAGCCAAACTCTGATATAAAGGCTGGACTTGCTTTCGTTTAATTGCACCCTGTAAAATTTGTGCACTTATCTTATAATCTTGAAGTGTAGGTTGCATTGATCTCTTAACTGCTCCAGTTAAAGATGAAGCGCTGGTTTTTCTTTCAACCTTGCTTTTAAGTTCTTCAAGTCCTTTTCTACTAATCATTCTATTAGATAAAAATATAAAAAATGATATAAAGACAAAAAACAATTCTTTAAAATGATTAGATCTCTCTTAAATCTCTATTTAGATCTATATTAGACCTATATTAGCTATAAATCCTTTATAAATTTTAAAATTTATAAAGCATATAGGTCTTATTTACTTTAAATCTTTAATAATTAGAGATCTTATTGATTAAAAATAGAGATATAATAGAGATCTAAGGTTTAAACGGCTCTAATATCTGAAACTAGCTCCACATTTATATGATTATTATAATCGATATCTAAGGAGTTAGGGAGCTTCTTTGTTTGTCCATATTTATTAATAACCTTACGTCTGATATGATGAGGGAATTGGTATCCGATCTCTTCCGATAATTTATCATAATCATTAATAAGACTTTCAACAAGACTTTTATCTACATCATCACTCGAGCCATTTTTAATTATAAGACTTTCGATTATATGATGAAGCTTATTAAATTTAATCTGATTATTCTTAAAGTTATTGACCCTATCATTAATCTTATATGAATTGATCAAAGCAAGGATTAATGCATTTGAACCATTAATAATAATATTTGTCTTTTTCATTATATCTTCAGGAATAACACTTGAATTTAGGATTGTTAAAATTGAACTACCTAAGATAGTTGGCAGCAAACTAATGTTATAAATGGTTGAGTAGAAGTTATATGAGAGATCACAAAGAACACTTGATATAAATGCCTTATCACTATAATCTTTTAAAATATTCATCTTATTAATAATGATGATAATTAAAATCGCTTTACTCTTCCTTTAGTTTGCTTTTCTCTTCTTGCTCGATTAATCTCAGCTAGTGTTAGCTCTTCAAATGTTTTAGGTGTTTTATTATTAATCCTAAAAGTAGGACGATAAACATCTGATGTATATTTGTAACCTACCTCACCTCTTTGGTTTCGCCAATCTTCTGCAAACCACCTTTTAAGATTTGATCCTTCTTTTGATCCAAAATAAGCATCTTTTGATTTATGCTTCTTTTCATATTCGCTTTTATATCTCCTCACAATCATACCAGAACGATATGCACTAGGTTTATAATTATCAGTGATTTCTTTTTTAATCTTATCATACAAAAGTTTATCTTTTGGTGTTGGCATTTCTACTTTTTCTTAATATAATTATTATTAGCAACTTCAACTGATGATCCCATTGCCTTCATATCTTCTTTTAATTCTTCGGTTTGATCTCCATATTTGTGTGACAGATATAACTTTCTAAGCATTGATGCTCCAATCTTCTTTTTAAATATACGATTAAGCAGGATGGTAATCGCGTTAGTATTTTTAAAAGGCTGATTGGTCTTTAAGTCATTTAAAAGGAAGTCTCCATCTTTCAATTTAAAAGCCTTTATATATGCACTCAAGACCATAAAAAGATCATCATTAATATCGACTTCTTGTTTGTTATACTTCTTAGCTGTCTTATAATTATTAAAGATGAATTTTCTTTTTTTCATATCAAGGTAATTAAACTCATTATTCAAATCATCGTTATATTTAGATGTTAATTTTAACAACTGATAATCTTTATTTCTTCTTGGTGCTTGAAGGTAATATAAGGAAAGCAAAAGGAAATTTTGAAAGGCTTGTTTACTAGTCTTATAATTATCTTTGGTGTTTTTATAAATATCATCTAGCTCTTCTTTACTTATCCAATTTTCTTTTTCCGTTTCGGTCTTACTAGTCTGATCTTTGAGATTGGTGTTATACTCCTCTAATAACTTCGAATAAGTCGAATACATATCTTTTATTTTTTTATTTTTATTATTATTGATTGCACATTTAAGGATTGATGCGATGGCAATGATATAATTTCGCTGTGTATTAGGTTTAAAATTATTTATCATTCCCTTGATCTTATCAACATCACCCAAGTAATTTAAATTTCTAATTGGTTTATTTTCATTAAGTTTCATTAACTTAGCTTTATAACTTTCGAGAGATGAGACGGACAAATCCTTACATTTGAAGAGTTCGTCTACATTCATTTTTTATATCTATCTATTATAAATAAAATAAAATGATTATAAAAAGTTTTTTTTTATATAATCGTAACTTTCATAAAGAGTTGGTTTCTGCCATAATAAAAACCTACTCCAAAATGATGGGGTATCGATCCCTGATCTGTTCCAGAGGTGTCCTTCTCTTTTTTGGTGCCTATTTATATATCTCATTTTACGGACCTGATCTTTATGAATGGTATAATCGGAAGCCCCTGCCTGACCAAAATAAACTTTATTACCACGACTTGTTATAATGAAAAATTTCTTATCAGGTTTATCACTTGGGTATGGATAATAAGCAATCATTCTTTAATAATTATATATATTAAATTTAGAATGAATGTTTATCCTAATTATTATGATAATTATATTGATGCAACAAATGAATTTATTGGAGGTGGAGGTGGTGGTTCCTCGACGTCAAGTAATATTATCATTTCAGGAGGAGGAAATTTAAGCGATTATTTATATCTAAATAATGCCTCTAATTTGATCTTAAATAATCCTTATACTTATGGTGAAATTAGATTTGCAAATTTATATACAGCTGCTAATGTATCGAGAAATCATAATGTTAAAATTGATTACTTTGGAAAATTGCAGGTATATCATCCTTATAGCTTGGCTAATCCAACTGTTCTTGAAGGTTGGAAAGATGTCGAAAGTGAGATAGCTGGATTAATATTTGGACTTGAAGCAAATACCCTTGAAGTGATAGTAGTGCAAGGTCAAATAGCTGCAATTAATGCTGAATTAAGATTCCTCGAAAGTAAAGTGACTGGATTAGAACCTTTTGTAACTGCTATTAATGCTAATATGGAGGCTATGCATTATGGCTTTTTTTCGCAGTCCTTATACGAAGAAATGGTTCAAAATAATTTTAGTTATTTATTAAATGAGATACCAACACTCGTTTCAGGTTTTAGAGATGTTGCCTTTAATACCAGAGTAAGCCAATTTTTAGGAGGTGTAATTATTCCTGCAGCTGCTGGTGCTGTAATTGGTTTTTTTGCAACTCATCTAGATAATCATAACCTCCATATAGCTTATTCGAATGCTTTAAATTCAAATACAAATTTAACACCATCTGAAAGAAGTCAACTTCTTGCACCATCGTCTAATATTATAAGAAATAATTATATCTCGTTTAATTCTAATTTTTGCAATATGACTTTAGAACAAGGTTTTATAAATTCAAATATAAAGAATAATCAGTTAATACCATCTCTTAAATCTAATAAAGTGCTTTTGGGTAATATTACAACACCAAATGCATCTTATCAAATGGAAGGAACAGGAGATATTAATTTTAATGAATATTATCGAAACTCGGTTTCCTTAACTTCATTATTATCACAAAAGCAAGATAATATGAGTGCTACTCAACCTATCTTTATAACAACTGCTAACATCGGTTTAAATTATGATAGTAGTTTAACCAAGGTTGGTAATAATCTTTCAGTTGTTAAAACTGCATCTGCACCATTACAATGGTCTGGTAATAATTTGATTTTAAATTTTGATAATACCCTTATTAATAATGCCGGATCTTTAGGAGTTAGTATCGGGGCCGAGAGTAAATGGGCTTTTTCTGGTGGTAATATTTATAATAAAAGTCTTACTAATGTAGGTATTGGAACTAATAGTGGTCTTACATATAAATTAAATGTTATTGGTGATACTTAT